CTGGTCACCCTCCAGCCATTTCTTGTAAAACCAATGGGACGGGCCCTCCGGGTTGCAGTTAAACCACAGCTTTGACCCGGCCACAGAGCACCGGCCCGTGGCCTGATTGACAAAGCTCTCTGGCATCAAGGCCACCTCATCCAGCAGGATGCCCGCCAGGGTAATGCCTTGAATGAGGGAGGCGCTGCTTTCGTCCTTGCCGCCGAAAAGGTAAAAGGAATTGCTCCGCCCGGCGGCGCTCACCACGATTTTGTTTTCCGTGCGGTGCTCTTTGAACGAAAACACCCCCGCCAGCCACTTGGGCAGGTTGGAGGTGACGTTGCGGCGCAAGCTCTCAATGGTCTTGCCGCAGATGGCAAAGTTTTGGTCATTAAAGCGGGCCATGGCCCACATGACAAAGCCCACGGTCATGGCCACCGTCTTGCCGGAGCGGATGGAGCCGTCACAGATGATGCCGTCATAGCGCTCAAAGCCCGGCCTATTCCACCACGTCATCGCCAGGTTCTGCCGGGGGCTCAATCTCTGGAATTTCATTTGTGTCAATTTCCTCCCGTGTGCTCTGTTCGATGACCTCAAAGATGTTGTTTTCCTCAGCGGCGGCAGCGCTGCCGCCGGTGGCGAACACGCCCAGGTGTTTGCCCAGCAGCTCCAGGGCCCTCACCTTGTCATGCAGCTTTATCTCAATGCCCAGTTGGCTGTACTTGATACCGGCAATGGCAGGGAGCTTGTTCTTTGGCACCTCACTGGTGGCCTTTACGCAAAGGAGCCCGGCCCCGGTGACCGTTACAAAATCCGTTCCGTTGGCAAAAGCGATGGACGCCAGCTCCTGCAACACCGCCTCCTGGGTGATTTCCAGCTTTCCCCTCAGCTTGTCCCGGCGTGCTTGAATGGCCGCAGAAACGTGAGTTTTATTGAGTAGTTCAATCGCTATCCTGGACGCACTCTTTTCACTGTACCCCGCCCGTTTGGCGGCGGCGGTGGCGTTGAGGTCCACCAGGTACTCATCCACAAACCGCTCCTGCTTTGGTGTCAGCTTGGCCATTCTCACCACCCCAAATCAAAATAAATGACAGCGGCAAGGGTCCGGGTTTCATCTTCCATCACCTTGCCGCCGTCAACCAAGGAGGTGCTGCACCTTGAGGCATACACCCGCTTATACAGAATACCACAGACAAAGCGGACAAAACGGACAAATTGAATTTTGTTACACATTCGCCCCCGTGTCACCGTTCCAGATAGCGTTTCACGGCCTTGCGGCATCCGTCCTCCGTGTTCCCTCCGCCGATGCAGGCTGCCACCTGCCGCCAGGGCAATCCGCTGATAAAGCGATAGGTGAACACCTGCCGGAGAAAACTGTCATCAATGCCCGCTATGTAACGCTCCAAACGGCTCCGCTCATAAAGGCATTGCTGGTGCTTGGCCTCAATGATGCCCCGCAGGTCAGCGATTTCCGCCGCACATTCCCCCACCTTGTCCACCACGCCGGTGCCGTGAGGCATCCCGGTGATGACCTGAGCCCCCGGCAGGGCCCTGGCCTCAAGCTCACGGAGGCGGCGCTGGTCCATTTCAATCTCCCGGTTGAGATAGTAAAGCTGGGACAGCTCCTTTAGGGTCATTCCTCCGCCTCCTCACCTTTCCAGACAGGCTTGCACTCACCCGTGCCGAAAGTGCACTTGCAGGCGCACACCTTGCAGGCATCGCCGCCCGCCATGACAAAATGCAGGTCATCAAGGGCCCGGCGGAGCATGGCGTTGACGCCACCCAGCTTGTCCTCAGCGATGTGGGCCCGCTCCACGGCCTGCTGGATGTCCTGGGCGGACGGCGCAGACGCCAGCCGCTCCTCCAGTTGGTCAGCCCTCAGCAGGTCCGCCTCATGCTGGACGGTCAGCCGGGCGTTTTCCCGGATGAGCTCATCGGTGAAAATCGTTTCCTTATCCATCACAATACTGCTCATTTTGTTGTTTCCTCCTTGATTTTCTTAATTCTGGCCTTTAGGGCCCGCATGACCGCCTCATGGGTGTCCGCCCGGTCCCGTATCGTTTCCATGACATCCTCATCCTCGCAGTCCTGGACCACCAGGTAATGCACGAAAACCTTGTCAAAGGGGGAGCCCTGGCGGTATAGGCGGCAATTTCCCTGGTCATTCAGTTCAAAGGACCAGTTGAGGCCATACCACACCACATGACGGCCCCCGGCCTGGAGATTTAGACCATAGGCGCAGCTTGCCGGGTGCACCAGCAGCACGTCCACCTCCCCGTTGTTCCAGGCGTCCTCATCCTCCGTGCCCTTGTAGACCCTCACCCGCAGCTTGTCCCGGCGGCCCTTGTTGTACCTCTCCAGCCGCTCCAGGATGCGGTCCTTGTCGTGCTGGTAGCCGTAGAACGTCAAACAATGCTCCCCGTCAAACTGCTCCAGCAGCTCCACATAGGCGTCCAGCTTGCAATCATGGACCGGGACCACCTTGCCATCGTTGTTGTAGACGGCCCCGTTGCAATACTGCAAAAGTTTCCCCACCAGCACCCCAGCGGTGCCCGCCGTGATGATGTCCTCATCCACCTCCAGCAGCAGGTCTCGCTCAAATTGGTCATAGTCCCGCTTGGCCTTGGCATCCAGCATCACCGGGATTTCATGCTGGATGAAGTCCGGCAGTTGCAGGTAGTCCTCCGCTTTCATGGAAATGCAGATGTCAGAAATGGCCGCCAGCACGGCGCTCTCCGCTCCGTCCTTGGCCTTGTAGCTGAAAATCTGGGTCCGGCTCCGCTGGTCCGGGTCAAAGTATCGCTCCCGGTAGGCGCTCAGGGTAGGCCCCAGACGCTCACCACCGTCCAGGAGATACACCTGGGCCCACAGGTCAATGAGGCCCTTGGAGGACGGCGTGCCGGTCAGCAGGACCATCCGCTTGATGAAACGGCGGACTCGCCGCATGGCCTTAAAGCGCTTGCTCTGGGAGTTCTTAAAGCTGGTACTCTCATCCAGGACCACCATGTCAAAGGGCCAGGCCTGCTGGTAGTAGTCCACCAGCCACTCCACATTTTCCCGGTTGATGACGTAGATGTCCGCCGGGGTGCTGAGGGCCTTTATGCGCTTGGACGTGCTCCCCAGCACCGTGGAGATGCGCAGGTGTTGCAGGTGGTCCCACCGTGCCGCCTCCTTTTGCCAGGTGGCCTCCGCCACCTTTTTGGGGGCCACCACCAGCACCTTGGACACCTGCCAGCGGAAATACTTGAGGATGTTGACGGCGGAAAGCGTGATGCTGGTTTTGCCCAGGCCGGGCCGCAGGAACAAACCAACGGCGGGGAGGTCCGTCACAAGCTGGATGCAATAGGCCTGGTAGTTATGCGGTATGTACTGCATCCCCAAAAACCTCCCTCAAAAAATCTTTCACGGCGTCCATCCCAAAAAGCACCCGGACATCCGCCCCCCGTTTCTCCAGTTCGCTCCGCTGCCATTTCTGCACCTTGGCCAGCCTCCCGATTTCCGTTTTGAGCTCCACATAAATGGTCTTTCCGGCTGGGGTGATGACGATGCGGTCAGGCACACCAGGATTGCCGGGAGAAACAAACTTGAAACACAGGCCGCCGTGCTCTTTCACCTTGCGGACCATGTAGCTCTCAATTTGACTTTCTTTCACGCTTTCGCCTCCTTGTAGTAACATTCAGCGTTTTTCTATACTTTTATACGCATCAGGCGATTTAGGCGGTTTATATACTCTCTAAATCCTCTGTTTTACGGTTAATAGGAAATGAATGTTACAATGTTACAAAATGCCTCAAAGCCTTGCGCCGCAAGGGTTTAAGCCGTAACATTGACTGTAACATTCAGCGTAACATGTTACGGGGTCCGTGTAACATTCAGCGGCCAATGTTACACGATGTTACAGGCAATGTTACACGGTTTTTCTAAAGCCACGCTGTACTCCGCAGTAGCCGCAGCGCATGGCCTTGGTGGACTTTTCCCACCCGGCGGCGGCCTCAAGGATGCTGTTGATTTCCGCCGTGTCACTGTATCGCATATCCTTTTGCCTGCCGTCCAGGGCCTCACACCACACCTCAAGGGCACACACCCGGTCACGGTCCACCAGCTTGATGTCACCCTGCACGGAGCCCGCCCAAAACATCCGGCGGCGGTCCAGGGGCCAGCTCTGCCAGTCCTCCGGCACCTGGCGGCTCAGGAAGTCCATGATGATGCCCTCACGGGCGCTGACTTCCCGGTGTTCCTCCTGCTTGACCTTGGCGGCCTCCTCCAGCTCCCCGCTGAGGTATAGGGGCTCCCCCAGTTGCCAGCGGACCTTGGCCTCCGCCCAGAGCTGGTCAATCTCACCGGGCAAGTCCGTCCAGACGCCCTTGGTGACCGGGGCCACCCCCACGTCCACCGGCCAAAAGCGGCGGTTTCCCGTGCGGTCCTGCAAAAAGTCCTTGGTGTTGGTGGTGCCGAAAAAGACACAGCACCGGGGCAGCTCCTTGACGTGGCGGCCATAGGCGGCCCGGAAACGGTCCGTCCGCAGGCTCAAAAACTGCTTGATGCGGGCCACGTCCGTGCGCCGGAAAGCGTCAAGCTCCGATATTTCCACCAGCCACACCCCCTGCAAGAGCTCAGAGGCCTCCTTGCCCTCAAAGGTGCGGATGCTGTCATTAAACCAGCCCCGGCTCATCTTATCCAGCAGGGTGCTCTTGCCCAGGCCCTGGGGCCCGGCCAGGATGAGCATATTGTCATACTTGCTGCCGGGTATCATGGCACGGGTCACGGCGGCGGTAAACGCCTTGCGGGTCACCGCCCTGGTGTATGGGGTATCAGCGGCCCCCAGGTAGTCAATGAAAAGGGTGTCAAGCCGGGGCACCCCGTCCCAGGCCAGACCGCTCAAAAAGTCCTGCACCTCATTAAAGGCGTGGGCGGTGGCGTGGAGGGAGAGGGCCCCGTCAATCTTCCCGTTGCCGGTGATGTGGTGGTATCGCTCCATGTACCAATAAAGGCCCTCATTGTCATTGTCATCCCAGAGGCGGCGGACCGTGCGGGCGTCCCATGGGAGGGCCCCCAGGACCTCACCCCGGCCCGCAAAGCGGTTGAGGGCAAAGCGGCCTTTTAGGAGAGGGTCATGCTCCAGGATAATCCACACGTTGTCAATGGTGGCCTTGGGGAGCCCCGTCTGGGTGTTCAAGGCCAGCAGGGTCATCCAGTTGGCGGGGTCCTCATCATTGTCCCCGGCCACGCCCTCAAAGTCCTGCACGGCCTCCTGGTAGCGCTCCTGGCTCATGAGGGCGGCCACACCGGCGTCCTGCACGGCCAGCTCACACATGGCCACATAGGAGGGCAGGCGGTTGGTGGGCGTCCCCGGCTGGGCCTCATCGTCCTTGTCCCCAAAGCGATGCAGGCGCACAAGGTCAAAGGCGTTGACCAGCCGGTTGGAGCAGGGGTCCGTGGCGTGGTGGCTATACAGAAATTTGCCGTTGTCATAGACCACGGCCCCGCCGGTGGTGGAGCCGCCCAGGTAGGTGTAGCGGCC